AATCGACATTAGATGTCACTGGTAAACAGACAAATTCAAGTAGTATTACTGCAAGTGGAGAAGTCAAAGGTAAGGGTGTCAAACTTTCAACACATACACATACAATTACTTCAGGTTCTTCTGCTGGTAAGACAAAGAAACCTGATTAGTTTGTATAAATAGATATATGGTAGACTTAGTAAATAACGGAAAAACGGTTGCAACGAAAGATATCTATTCAGATTTAGACATCTTTTTTCGTAAACACCCAATCACTGGTGATATAGTCAGAAAGACTGATACAGATGCAATCAAAAGGTCTGTTAGAAATATAGTCATGACCAACAAGTATGAAAGACCTTTTAAACCCAACTTTGGTGGTTCAGTCAGAAATAAATTATTTGAATTAAATACTGATAGACAACTAAACAGAATGAGAAGGAATCTTGCAAAAGAAATAGAACAGTTTGAACCTCGTGTAGAGAACGTTGATATTGTATTTGGGGACGAAGATTCAAATGCATTGAATATAATGATATTTTATAATATCAAAAACGGAGCCCCACAACAAGAGGTTGAAATAAACGTTACAAGGACACGATAATGGCAGTAAAAAGTTCACAATTAAACATAACCGATTTAGATTTCGATAACATTGCAGATAACCTTAAGAATTATCTTAAAGGTCAAGAACAATTCAAGGATTATAACTTTGAAGGTTCAAGTATGTCAGTTCTTGTCGACCTTCTCGCATATGCATCTCACATTGGTGCAGTAAACACAAACATTGCAGCTTCAGAATTATTTTTAGATTCTGCACAAATCAGAAAGAACGTTGTATCACGTGCAAAGGATTTAGGATTTGTTCCTGCTTCAGAAGTTTCTTCTTCTGCATTCATTGATTTAGAAATGAAGAATGTAAGAAATGCAGACGGAACTCAACCAACAACTACAGAAATGCAATTACTTAGAGGAACAAACTTTGTGACTGTATTTGACGGAAGTTCATACAACTTTGTAGTGACTTCCACTAAAAGACCAACTCAAAATGGAACCTCATACAACTATAATAACGTAGAGGTTGTTCAAGGAACATATGCAAACGACTCATTCATATTTGATAATCAGTTATCAAATCCAAAGTTTGTATTATCTAATGAAAGAGTAGACAAATCACGAATGATAGTAACCGTAACTTCGAATGGAGTGACAGAAACTTACACACTTTCAACAGGTATATCAAATATCACAACAACTTCTAAGGTGTATTATGCACAAGAGAACGAAGAGGGATATGTAGAAATTTACTTTGGTGACGGAACATTAGGTAAGTCATTATTGGACGGAGACACTATTGACGTAACTTATATAATAGTGGACAAAGTTCATGCAAATGGTGCTACTCAATTTATTTTAAATGGAACAATCAATGGTTTCTCAAATTCACAAGTTACTAATGTAACAAAAGCAAGTGGTGGTGCAGAGAAAGAATCAATCGACTCAATCAAGTTTAAAGCCACGAAGTTTTACACTTCCCAAAACAGACTTGTAACACTTAACGACTATAAAGCAAAAGTACAAGAGTATTATCCGAATGCTGATGCTGTTGCAGTGTGGGGTGGTGAAGACAATGACCCACCCGAATATGGTAAAGTGTTCGTTGCACTTAAACCACAAAACTCAGACTATCTATCTGATACAGAAAAAACATTGGTCACAAAGAAGTTAAATGATTTAAACATGTTAACTGTTAGACCTAAGATAATTGATGCAGAGATTGTCAAGATTCTAATCACATGCGTATTCAAATACAATGAGAATGCAACAGACTTATCAATAGGTGAGTTAGAAGCAATCGTAAACACTGCAATTAAAAAGTTTGACACAACTAATCTTAACAATTTTGATGCAATCTTTAGACATTCAAACTTATTAAAAGCAGTTGACGATAGTAACACTGCAATACTATCTAACACATGTAATATCAGATTAAAGAAAAGGGGGTCTATCAACATAGGAGAGACTAAAGGTTACTCAGTAACTTTTGGTAATGCATTATACAATCCACATTCAGGACATAGTTCGGAGAGTGGAGGTATAACAACCTCAACAGGTTTCTATGTTCAAGGTGATTCAGCCAACATACAATATTTTGACGATGATGGAAAAGGTAATTTAAGAAGATATTACCTATCAGGGTCAACAAGAATTTATCAGAGTAGTACAGCTGGAACAGTTGCCTACTCTACAGGAAAGATTACAATCAATGCCATCAATATAACCTCAACGGTTAATACTGATTCATCGATTGACTTCACGGTTATCCCTTCGGGAAATGATGTCGTTGCAACTAGAGGTAATCTAGTAGACATTTCTTCTGAAGATATTAAGGTAACTGGTGAAGTAGACACCATTAGTAGTGGTGAAAGCAGTGCTGGTGTAGGGTATACTTCTACCTCAACCAGTTCATATTAATAAACATGAAACAAGTGGTCGGGAGTCCCCCGAGTAGTTTCCCATTTAATTGGATTATAGGAGGAAAATTAAAATGGCAGATAAGAAGATAAGTGCATTAACACAAGTATCAGATACAGATATAGGTGCTGATGATTTACTACACATAGTAGATAACCCAGGCGGAACACCCGTCAACAAAAAAATGACCATAGGTCAGTTATTCGAAAATATCCCAACTCATTTAGCAGTTGACGATATAACAGTATTAACTGCAACTGCGTCTAACCTTGCATCATCTTTTGCAAGTGAAATCACACTGACTGGTTCTACAGCAGTTGAATTCGTGTTAGATGACGGAACAGATACAGGTCAGATTAAAGTAATTTACAAGACAGATAGTTCAACTGCAAATGCAGAGGTTACTGTTTCATCTTGGGGTTACTCAGCAGATACAACAGACCAAATCATTCTTAGTGGACAAGGTGATGCAGTTATTTGTATTTGGAATGGTTCAAATTGGTTCCCAATTTCAAACCTAGGTGCTACATTAAGCTAAGATTATGTCTAACGATTTTAAGATAGAAAAACTATCAGATAGGTTAACCTCATTACTGCCTGAATATATTCAGCACGAGGCACCCGTCTTTGAACTATTTTTAAAATCGTATTTTGAATACTTAGAATCGGAGATAGTAACACTAAGTTCCGAAAGTGAGTTAGACGGAATCTTGATGGAAGACAGTTTGGGGTCTATTTTAGTAGAACCTCAGACTGTCAAACCATCTTCTGATGCAGAGACATCAAAATTAATATACGAATCAACGGGTGCAAACCCTAATGCAACTGCCGAACCATGGAAAGTGGGTGAGTATGTAGTTGGTTCAGTATCAAAGTCAGTTGCAAAAGTTAATTCAATAAATGGATTACAAATTTATGTATCTTCCATACACGGAACTGGTTTCTCAGAAGGAGAGACACTTACAGGAAGAGAGTCAAAACAAACAGGTGTAGTTAGTGGTTACAAAGAAAACACAATAGCTGCAAACAATAAGATACTAGACTATTCAGATATCGATAGGACTTCTGAAGATTTTCTACAACATTTCCAAACAGATTTTTTACCTTCGTTAGACCTTAAACAAACACAAAATAAAAGGTTAACGATTAAAGGTATATCAGATTTATACAAAGAAAAGGGAACTGCAGAATCATTAAAATTCTTAATGAGGATTCTTTATAACGAAGATGCAGAGATTAGATATCCCGACAACGAAACAATTTATGCATCAGAATCAGATTACTCTCAGAAGAGAAGAGTAAACATTTTGATGTCAGACTTAAGAGTTGCACCAAGTGCTACAGATAAGATAACACAATACACTGCAAGTAATCGAATACAAGCAGAATCAATCATAGAAAATGTATTCCCAATCGATGCAGAAACAGGTGAATACTCACTAGAGATTACAGATAATCATAAAGGTACATTCTTAAAAGACCAACAGGTCACATTAGTAGATAGAGACGGAGTTACTACCACAACAGGAACATTAAAGGGTATCGTTTCAGATATCACTAATACTTCTTCTTCAACATACATTCAACATGACGATAACGGAGACATATTATTTGAGTCAGGTCTACCAGCAGTATATGTTGGTACCTATGATGGAACTCAATCAAATACAGAATCTAGTCATGGTGGTGGTATATTATTAGAACAATCTAGTGTAGGTTCTATGTATTCACTTAATGATGCAATAGAATTCACAGGTGCAAAATCAAATACTAATGCAACCATTTCAAAAGCAGTAGTCAATGGTCTATTAGAAGGACAAGTTGATGAAATTTTTATTGAAGACGGTGGAACAGGATATAAAGGGGGAGACCTTGTAGTATTCGAATCTAGTAATAGAGGAAGTGGTGCAGAAGCTGTACTTGGTTCCGTTGGTGATGAAATCATATTAGAGGGTGCAACTGTTTGGGGTCAGTATGAAATTACTGCAACTGCTGGACAAGCACTTTTCACTGGTGCAGACAACAATGGTAATCAAATCATTTTCAATGACGAAAGTGTTGAAGTGTATGTAGACGGAATAGAAAAAATATCCGTTACCGATTATACACATAAAAACGATAGAGTTGTATTTACAACTCCACTAAATGGTGGTGAGTTGGTTGAAATCTATACTAAGAAAATGAGATTACTTAGTGAAGACGGTGAACCAGTTCAAATGGAAACTACTAACTCAAATATTAGAAGTGTCTTTATTAAATCGGGTGGTATTGGTTATACAGAAGTTCCTAAAGTATTCCCAGGCGGTTATCTTTACTTTACAGATACGACAGGATACGTAGAAGGTGAGGTTGTTACTGGAACAAACTCGGGTGCAACTGGTACAATTCTAAAAAATGATTCAAAAAACAAACGTCTAATCATAAAAAGATTATCCACTGATACAGGTGCATTCGTAACTGGTGAAGAAATCACTGGTGGAACTTCTACTACTGTAAAACTAAACACTCAATCAACAGTATCAAGTGGAACAGGTGCAAAACTATATGCATATTCTGATACGATTGGTGGAGTTGGTTCGATTAACATTCAAGAACAAGGACATGAATTTACAGAAGACTCTGTTCTAAGTGGAACATCACACTTCCCTATGTTAATTACTACACCTAGTGCAAACTTAACAAAGGATTTAGTAATAACAGGAAGAGTGTCAGGTACTACTGGAAAGGTTGTATCATATGATGCAGATAGACACATATTGACATACACTTCATTAGACGGTTTATTCTTATCTAATGAAATGGTAGATTTCAATTCAGTCGACACATTTAAGATTTTAAAATCTAACCCATATCAAGCAAGAGGTTTGGTATCAGGTGAAGGTGTAATACAAGAACAATTATTAGGTGATAGGTCTACACTTGATGCAAGTGCATCTAATATACAAGACAGTTTATACTACCAAACACATTCATATGTTATTAAGGTCGGAGAAAGTATAAACAAATATAGGTCAGTTGTCAAGGATTTATTACACCCAGCTGGACACGTATTCTTTGGTGAGGTTGCAATTAAACAAACAGTTGACACAACTGTAGAAAAACAAATTAAATTTAGACCTACAATTGTTATAAACGAAGCACCAGTCTTAACTAATCCACAAGCATTTGCAAATTCAATGAGACAAATACTTCTTTGGACTACTGATGAAGAAATGAATGAACCATTAGTTGTTCTAAAAGACGCAGGGGTTCCAACAGTTAGTACAGACCCAAGAACTGGACTTGCAATCACCGAACCATTTACAGAGTATGGTGATTCGTCTCATAGAAACAGACACTTAAATATTTTCAGAATAAAGTCGTTTGTTGCAACAAGTTCATATAAAACGAGAAGACAAGAACAAAGAAGTGGTGTAGAAACATTCATAGTAAGTGTTGTTAATAATGGTTCACAAAACGTATACGAAATAAATGGTGAACAAAATGCAACTCTAACTTTAAAAAGAGGACATACTTATCACTTTGTATACCCACAATCACACCCATTTAGATTTTCAACGACTGCAGACGGAACACATGGTGGTGGTTCAGAGTACAGACTAGGTGTAAGAGATATTGGTTTGACACTTGAGATAAAAATAGGAGATACACACGAAGATACATTCTATTATTATTGTGGAAACCATTCAGGAATGGGTGGAACTGCAAATAAAGACAGTTCAGACACCATGCCGACTGTTATATCAATAGACACTGCAGATAATGGTTACTTAATAACAAGTAACGAGAGAAGACCTTCCGATAAAGGTAAAGTAGTATCAGTCGGAAGTCAACAAGACGAAGTTTTCTTATTAGAAAACGGAAATAGATTCTTATATGAAGAAGAAGTTTATCACTTTGGTTTAGAACCAAGTATTGTAGAACAAGCAGCTGGTCAAATTATAGGTGATAAGTTAATCATGGAGAATAATGATTTGATTATAATGGAAGATGCAACGTTTGATGATGTACAAGATAACTATATCTCAACGGAAAGGACTTCAATCATAAGTCATGCACCATTAGGTAGCTCATTAAGGAGTCTAAATACCATAACAGGACAACAAGTTTATAACATATCGTATTATCTAAAAGACGAAACAGATAATGACGATTTAATTTTAGAAAATGGAACAGGTAATATAATGACTGAAGAATCTAAACCCGAAGGTTTACGAATTTCAGACCTTGAAACCTACTTCCCACAACATACAGTTAACTATTATTCAGACGTTCCTAATTTAAGGTCTAATATTGCATTTAGTTCTTACATTAAGTCTGCATAGTGTTATAAATAGTATATAAATAGTCTGAGGAGATTAAAAAAATGGCAGCAATAATAACGGAAAAGTTTCGAATCCACAATGCGAAACAATTTAAGGAAGACTTTGGTGAGAGTGCCTCATCGAGTTACATATTCATAGGACGTTCATTCGATTGGACTGATGAGAACAACCCGCCTGCACCTGCGAATGCAGTTGGAGAGGAGATAGATTCATATGCAGACATGATTGCAATGAAAAAGGTTTCTACATCAGACGTATCACACGGACTAACAAGACATGATTGGACTTCAGGTACTTCATATGACGAATACTCACATGATTACAGTGCAACTAATTTAAGTCCTGCGTCAAGTTCAAACAATTTATATGATTCAAGATTCTATGTAATCACTGATGAATACAATGTGTACAAGTGTATCAGAACTGGTAGAAATTCTTCAGGTGCTGTAGTAGTATCAGACGTAAAACCAACTGGAACAAGTGCAACAACTTTAGTAGAAACTGCTGACTCGACTGCTGCCTCAGGTCGTGGTTATCTATGGAAGTACATGTATACTATTTCTGCCTCAGAAACAATTAAGTTTGTCACAAACGATTTCATACCAGTTAAAACAATTGGTGCAATTGCATCAGTAGACGGAACAGGTTCAGGTGGTGCAATAGGTTCAACTGCAACAGACGATGGTTCTGCTCAGTGGGACGTAGAGAACTCTGCAGTAAACGGAGGAATCAACCATGTATCAGTAACAGCTGGTGGTAGTGGTTATACAGACGGAACATACACAAGTGTACCTATCGTTGGAGATGGTTCGGGTGGAGTATGTACTGTTGTAGTATCTTCAGGTGCAATTACTCATGTTACCGTAACTACAGTCGGGTCAGGATACAAACGTGCTTCTATTAGTGTATCGGGTATCTCAGGTATCGGTGGTGGTTCGGGTGGAACATTGAAACCAATCATATCACCTTTATTAGGACACGGTGCAGACCCAGTTCAAGAACTTGGTGGAAACTTTGTTTGTGTTAATGCAAGATTAGAGTTTGCAGAAGGTTCGGGTGACTTCCCAATCGATAATGATTTCAGAAGAATTGGTTTAATTCAAGACCCATTCAATGTTGGAACAACAACAGTTGCAACCTCAACTTCATTAGCTGCATATTCACAAATGACACTTTCAAGTGTTAGTGGTCTTGCAGTAGATAACCTAATACTATCTGCAGCTGCAGACGGAAGTGGAGTTGCAGTATCAAGAGTTGTATCAATTAGTGGTTTAGTCGTTTCACATGTCCCAGTTGCAAATAGTGCTGGTGGATATGTAGACTTTGCATCTTCAGATTCAGTTTACGTAAGTGGTTCTTCCGTAGGAACTGTAAATTCTGTTAACGCTGCATTCCCCGAAGTTGAAAGATATTCAGGTCAAATAATGTATGTTGAAAACAGAGGTGCAGTAACAAGAGCTGCAGACCAAATCGAAGATATCAAACTGATAATCGAAATGTAATTAATGGGGACACAACGTCCCCTACAAGAGAGTTAAAATGGCAGAGAAAACTGATTTAAATATATCACCCTATTATGACGACTACAGTCAGGATAAAAATTTCCACAAGGTCTTATTTCGTGCAAGTCGACCTTTACAAGCAAGGGAATTAACTCAGTCTCAATCAATCCTACAAAACCAAATTGAAAGATTTGGTAATCATATATTTGAAGAGGGTTCGATTGTTACTGGTGCTCAAACTGATGTCGATATGGAACTTTACTTTGTTAAGGTAAAGTCTTCCAATCCAAATGTTAGTGGTGATTCTTCAGTTGAGACATACAGAAAATCCTTTCACGGAAAAATAATACAAGGTAAAACTACAGGTGTTGTAGGTAAGGTTGTTACTTCTACTGCAGAAACAACAGACGATAAAACTACACTCTTTGTTAGATATCAATCACAAGGAACAGATACATCAAACTCATTTACATTCTCTGCTGGTGAAGAACTACAAGAAGTTACAGTAGACGAAAATGGTGCTATTTCATCAGTAGGTTCAAACAATAATGAATTTACAGTAGACTCATTAACAGTAGACTCAAATCCAACAGGAAGAGCTTCAATTGCAAACATATCAGAAGGTGTTCTATTCTTAAGAGGATTCTTTGTAAAAGTTCCAGCACAAGAACTTATATTAGAAAAATACTCGGGTGCTCCTTCATATAGAGTTGGTTTAACTATTACAGAAAAGTTAATCTCCTCTGCAGAAGATAATTCTTTATTAGATAACTCACAAGGAACAACAAACGAAAACGCTGCTGGTGCAGATAGACTTAAGTTTGATGTGGTATTAAGTAAGTATGCACTTACTACAACCACTGATACAGACTTCGTAGAACTCGTTAGAGTTAACAAAGGTTTAATCGAACTCAAAGTAGATAAACCAATATACAATGAAATCGAACATACAATGGCACGAAGAACTTTCGATGCAAATGGTGATTTTGTTGTAAGACAATTCGTTCCAAATTTAAAGGAACACTTAGACACTTCAATCAATGGTGGAGTCTATACAAAATCAAATGGTGGTGACGAATCTAAATTTGTCATGCAAGTATCGCCTGGTAAAGCATATGTTAAAGGATATGAGATTGATAAAATAGGAACAACAACAGTTCCATTAAATAAAGCAAGGTCAGTAGTTTCTTTAGACAATGCAAACACACCTATTAGATTAGGTAACAAATTAAGAGTTACAAGTGTACATTCATTACCCGAATTTGGTAATGACGTAGGTAACACTGCATTAGACCCATTCCAAGTTGCAAACTTAGTAGATTATACACCAAGTGCTGGTGCAGCTGTTACTGGAAATCCAATCGGTTTATGTAGAGTTAGAAATGTTGATGAACATACAACAGGTGTATACAATTTATACTTGTTTGATATCAAAATGTTCACAAAGATTAATTTAACTAGTATTTCCTCTTCAAGTGAATTCAGTGTTGGAGATAAAATAACAGAAGACACAACAGGTGCAACAGGTATTGTTTCAGTCGTAGATGCAACTAATAATATTCTTATGTTGCATGATGTGGTTGGTACATTTACAGTTGGAAATGGTTTATCCTCAAAAGGTTTAACAAGTACAACTAAATCAGCTGGTGCAATCACTGGAGTTAGAACATATAACATTGATAGAGTTAGAGGTGTAATACAAGAATCAAATGACTCTAACAATGAAAGATTTACTGCAAGTGTAGTTTTAGATAGTGTATTTAACTTAACAGGAACAGTAATATTCGGTTCAACTACAACTATTACAGGTTTCGGAACTAAATTTACTACAGAACTTAAAGAAGGAGACGTTATTCACAATCCTACTTCAGGTCAAAATTTAATTATCAGTGCAGTCACAAGTGATATACTTGCAACAGTAACAGTTGCCTCAAGTGGTGAATATCAAGGTGGTTGTTCGAGATTACGTGCAACGTTATACGACCAAAACCAAACTGCAAACATATTCGCATGGCCAAGAAACTGGGTTAAAACACATACAGGTGAATCAATTCAAATACGAAGACAATTTACAGTTGCACTTACCAATACGGGTACGTTTACTATAGACACTGGTTCTAATGGTACATTCGGTGCAGTAAACAAAGACAACTTTACAATTGCATGTATTCAAGGTGCTGGTGGAACATTATCTGCTGGAGACTTAGTTGACCCCGATACACTTACAAATTCGGTTTCACCTTCAGGTTCAGGACAACAGATTACATTCAGTGGTATTAATGCAAATAACAGTGGTGCAACAGTAAAAGTTTCATACACGGTTACAATAACAGACCCAGTTAACAGAACTAAAACACTAAGAAGTGGAAGAATGTTAAAAGTCGGAACTAGTTCTGCTACAAATACAGTATTCTATGGAACTGCATACGATAACAAAGAAATTACACTAGGTGTTCCTGATGTATATAAAGTTCGTGGAATATACGAAGGAGTATCAGGAGATGCAGTACCACCTTCAGGAGTTATTACTACTACAACTGGAACCTTTGTTGTTAATGAAGAAATTGTAGGACAAACTTCAGATGCACGTGCAAATATAGTAACACTAGGTTCAAACCCAGCTGTGTCATGGTTCTATTACACTAACGATAAAGTATTTACTAATACAGAAAGTATTATTGGTCAGACTTCAGGTGCAGTCGGAACTATTGCATCAGTAACAGCAGGGTCACCAAATATTAAAAACAGATACTTCTTTGACAATGGTCAGAGAGACGGATACTATGACCTTTCAAAACTAGTATTGAAGCCTGGTGAACCAACTCCAAACAATAAAATTCTAGTAATCTTTGATTACTTCCAATCATCAGGTGGTGGTGATTACTTTGACGTAAATTCATATAACTCAATTCCGTATTCAGAGATACCAGTTTACTCACCAAACAAAGTAGACTTGGGTGGATTAGAACCTGATGGAACTTTTGAGTTATCAGACTCAGTCGATTTCAGACCATTAGTTGGTCAGATATTAGGGTCTACAACTTTTGCAACAAACACTTCACAAGACCCAACAGATTCCACAAGTATTGTTGACTTATCAGATACAAGTGGAGAAGGTGCAAGATATGCTCCATTCGGATATGAGAGTGGACGTTCTTTCTTAGGAACAAGAACAAATATTGCAACAACCAACGCAAGTGCAGTTGATACCCCAGTAAGTGGTTCAAGTGTTGTGGGTGATATATCATTCTATGTTGGTAGAATAGATAAAGTATTTTTACATAAGTCAGGAATGTTCCAAGTATCAACTGGAAATCCTTCCTTATCACCAACTAAACCTAAAGCCATTGACGAATCAATCGAAATGTTTGAATTGTCAATACCACCTTACACTAATAAGTTAAACCAAATCAGAGTAAGGTCACAAGACCATAGACGATATACTATGAAAGATATCGGAAAGATTAATAACAGGGTCACTAACTTAGAAAGAATTACTTCACTATCATTACTTGAGAAAGATACTCAATCAAAACAGATTTTAGATGCAGACGGATTCGATAGATATAAGTCAGGTTTCTTAGTAGATAACTTTAGAGGTCATAAGATTGGTGACGTAAATCACCCCGACTATAAGTGTTCTATCGATACAAAAATGGGTATGTTAAGACCTCAGTCTTATCAACAGTTCTTTGATATTGGATTAAACTCAGGTGCATCTTCAAACTTTACAAAAACTGGTGACTTAATAACATTACCATTTACAGAACTTGCATATGTAGACCAAAATAAAGCGTCTCGTTCAATCAATGTTAACCCATACCATGTATTTGCATTCGTAGGTAATGTCAAGTTGACACCCGAAACAGATATATGGCAAGATACAGAACAACTACCCGAAGTTAGAATCAATAGAGAAGGAAACTTTGATGCAGTATTATCGGACAACACAAATGCACTAGGAACAGTTTGGAACTCGTGGCAAACCACATGGGCAGGTGAACCAAGTGTAGTGTCTTCAGAAGTTCAAGCAACTTCTAATGGTTCATGGTCAGGAGACCCAGCACAAGGTGGTGAATGGGTTGCTGGTTTAGAGATAACAAGAGAAATTACAGAGACACCTGAGATTCAAACAAGAACAGGTGTAACAACAAGTGTCGTAGAAGACTTTGTAGAAACAAGAAACGATAGAATCGTGTCAGTATCAATTGTTCCTTTCATGCGTGCAAGGACTATTGAGATAGATGCAACCAACTTAAAGCCTGGTTCGAATCATTACTTCTTCTTTGACAACATAGACGTAAACAGATTCGTAAGACCTTACAGTGGAACTTATTCACAAGACGGTGGAACAACAGTTACATCAAATTGTAAAACAGACGGAAACGGAAGATTACGTGCATACTTTGAATTACCGAATAATTCAATAGACAAGTTTGCAACAGGACAAAGAGAATTAAGAATAACATCTTCTGCAAACAATTTAAGTAATCCTGCTTCAAATGGTAGTGCAGTATATCAAGCACAAGGACTATTACAAGCATCACAAACAGAAATCGTATCTACAAGAAATGGTAGAGTGGTTATGGAAAGATTACAAGGTTCAAGGTCAATGTCTAGAAGGGGTGAGAATTTAAACTCTGCACCAACAGACACAACTGCACCACCACTACCTCAAGCACCTGCTGAAATTGTGAGGGTAAATGACCCACCACAAGATATGACACCACCAGTGATACCCGACCCAACTCCAGCGGTTCCCGACCCTGTAGCAGTAATACCAGTCGAATCACCACTAGTGTTTACCCCACCAGTAGTATCGTGGCCTGAACCACCTATTGAGGTTCCAATAATCATTGACGATATGAGAGATAGATTTGTTGATAGAATTGGAAGAAGTTCAAGATTAGATAGAGGTTGGGGAGACCCACTTGCACAATCATTCTTATGTGAAGCAGACGGAGGTATGTTCTTATCTTCAGTAGACGTGTTCTTTGAAACTAAAGATACTTCAATGCCTGTTTCAGTAGAAGTTAGAACTATGGTAAACGGATATCCCGGCCAGACTGTTCTTCCTTTCTCTACTGTAACACATAATCCTTCTGCCGTCAATACGTCTGCAGATGGGTCAGTTGCAACAACATTTACTTTTGATTCCCCAGTATACGTAGAAGAAAACGTAGAGTATGCATTGGTTGTATACTCAAACTCAAATGAATACAACATGTTCATTTCAAGAATGGGTGAGAAAGACCTTGCAACAGGACAAACAATCGCAGGTCAACCATATGCTGGTTCACTATTCTTATCTCAGAATGCTTCCACATGGACTGCAGAACAAACTGATGATATGAAAATCAAAATCAAAACATGTAGATTTGATACTTCAAAAATTTCAAACTTAAAATTTGAGAATGATGCATTACCTTCAACTAAACTACAAAACAATCCAATAGAAACTTTTGTTGGTCAAAACTATGTTAAAGTATACAACTACTTACATGGAATGTATGATTCAGTAGGAAATAAAGATAATGTAGTCATGTCAGGTTTAACAGGAGATAAGACAGGTTCAATATTAACCTTGGGTAGTAATTCAGTTAATGCAACACCTACAGACGGAACATATAATAATTTAGCAATTAGTTCAGGTTCTACTAGTGGAACAGGTGCAACACTTAGTGTCGTAGTTGCAAGTGGTGCTGTTACTAGTTGTCTAATTAGCAACCCAGGCGGTGGTTATCTAGATACAGAAACCTTAGTCATAAACAATTTCGATGCAAATGGAACAACCCTATCAGTAGAGATTGGTACGGTTGGTGAAACATTAGGTTCAATTCCAGTTGCAGCTTTAAATACAACGTTTACACAAATCAGTAATAGAGGAATTGATTCATATACAGTGATACCCGATTTATCTTCATTTAATTTTGTGTCAGGATACACTGCATTAGTATCAACAGTTAGTGGTGGAAGTAATGCACTATCAACTAGAAACTATTACTTTGATGCAATTCATACAATGATTCCTTCTATTGCAGTTAAGAATACACAAATTCTTGCAAGTATTCAAGGGACTGGAATGAGTTCACCCGAAGGTGTAATCAGTGGAACTGCATACACTAAGAGTACAACAAGTACATTTATCACATTGAATGATAATGCATTCTTTGATGCACCAAGTATTGTTGCATCAACAATCAATGAACAAAATGAAATGTCTAGTACAAAATCATTTAGTGTTAACTTACAACTTGCATCATTTAACCAAAACATTTCTCCAGTTATAGACGTGGGAACAATTGGTTGTATAGGTATTGCAAACAGATTAAACAACATAGATAGTAGTGCAGATGTCCCTACAGGAACCACATATATCCCTTCTACTGAACCCGAAGGGGATTCTAATGCAATGGTATATGTAACACGTAAAGTGAACCTTAAAACACCTGCTACAAGTCTTAAAGTTATTGGAGATTTCTTCAGACCGCCAACAACAGATATCAAAGTCATGTATAAGATAATTAAAAATGACGAAGATACACCATTAGATGATATTGGATTCCAATTCTTCAATACTAATGGAAGTCCCGATGTCTCAGTTGAGAATGACGGAAGAAACTTTAAAGAATACGAATTCACTGCAAACGACTTGCCTGAATTCAGTGCATTTGCTGTGAAAATAGTTGGACAAGGAACAAATACATCAGTAGTACCATTGATTACTGCACTTAGATGTATGGCACTTGCATAATGAAAGATATTGAGTATGTAAAAGTTGAAGGTCACTCACACTTAGTGAGAGACGAAAGTTCTCACGGAATTGTTAATACAGATATAGAAAATTTTAAATTAACAATGAAACGTAGAGAACTTATGAAAACAACTCGTGAAGAGATAAATACATTAAAAGGTGATATGGAAGAAATTAAATCCTTATTAACCAAACTTATAGAGAGATAGAATGGCAAAAACAGTAGACCAATTTTCAACGATAGAAAATTTCAGAACCAAGTATAATGAACTTGCCGTTGACGTTGGTGAGTTATCAGGTTTAAGAACTGAATCAACTTCAAATGTAGTTGATGCACTTAACAGCCTTGAAGATAAAGCATTCTTCTTTCAAGAGTTTAAGTATAGTGCAACGAGTGGTCAAACTGTATTCTCGGGTAATGATTCTGCTGGTAACTCTTTAGTATTCAGAAGTGGAAGAATCCAAGTATTTAAAAATGCAACTCATTTACTTTTAGGAACAGATTATACAATCGGTGGTGTAAACGGAAACAAACATACAGAAATTACACTTAACGTAGGTGCATCAGTTAGTGATGTTATCACTGTTTATGCATATACAGGTTCATACTTAGGAAGTGCAATTGGAACTGGTGGTGGAACAGACGGTCAGTTTACTGAAACCGCTGCAAACACTATTTACAACAAAAATACAAATGGTGTAATATTAAATGGTTCTTCAACTGGAAGAACAACTACACTTTCTACAAGTGCAAAAATAGAATTTGATTCTGCTGGAACAGGTATCTATTCACAAGAAGATATTACACTTGCAGCTGGTAAGAATTTTGTTGGAAATCTAACTGGAGACGTTACTGGTGATTTAACTGGAAATGTCACTGGAAACCTCACTGGTAATGTCACTGGAAATACTTCAGGTAGTGCTGGAACAGTCACAAGTATATCTACACATAGTGCAAGTGCATTATCAGACATTAATTATACCACAACACCTTCTAACGGTCAAATCCTTACATGGGATAATGCAAATCAGTATTGGGAACCAGCAGATAATCAATCTCTTTCTTCATTAAGTGGTGATACAGACGACCTTACAGAAGGAACAACAAATCTGTTTTCAACTACAGAAAGAATTCAAGATGCAGCTGCACAAATGATTACAAGTGCCGCACATAGTAACATATCAGTATCATATGATGACGGATTGGGTACACTTACATTTACTGCTGGTGCAACATATGCTGATTCAGACGCAAGAGCTGCCGTGTCAGGTGGAAACGGACTTGCATATAATAGTTCAACAGGTGTCTTTAGTGCAAACACTTCAAATGGTATCGAAATAAATAGTGATAGTATAGAATTAGATTATGAAATAGTCAATTCTGCACCCGCTAGTGCTGGTTCTACATCAACTGGTCACTTGTGGTTTGTTATATAATGAGATGAAATGTCAGACGAAATATACATTAATATAGGGTCAACGATACAACAACCGTATCAAGGTCAAACACCTGCTTCTGCTCAGTCTAATGAAACGAAACAGATAGTAAAACGAACTCCTGCGAGTTCTCAGACCTCATATAGAAGTCCGAGTCAAACACCTTCAACTTATAGGTCGCCAGTTGCTGGACAACAACCTTTAACTAATGTAAACAAACAAACTCCATTTACATATCAAGCACAAAGTCAGTCACCTTTTACATATCAGGTGACTTATCAACACCCAGCAATTTATTCATATAGACAACCAAGTACGACACAAAGTCCTTATATTGCTAATGGACAAACTAATCAAGCAAATGTAAGTAAACAAAGTCCATTTACAACACCTATTTCAAATGTAAGTAAACAAAGTCCATTTACATACCAATACAGGTCTCCATTTCCTTACTCGTATCAGCAACCTGCTAGACAACCTGTGGATGCTAGAAATCCATTCACGTATCAGAATGTCGGCCCAGTTTCTTATCAACAGGTTGGGTTTGCACGTTCACCATTTATCTATTGGTATCAAATACAACAAGCAAAATTTGCTGACCCCGAAGAAATAGATTTTTATCAAGGGCCTCAGGGTGACGGTTATGACGTTACTGGAAGTAAACAATGGTTTACAGAAGCTAGAACTCCAGTGATTGCACAAGGGTATTTACAACCCGCTAGAACACCAGTAGCAGGTGGTGCCGCGACTGGTTTCTATCAGCTCCCATATATCTATCTCGGTGAGAATGTTAGATTAAATATACCGTATCCATATATTGCACCAGCTACACAACAACCTTATACAATATATCGTTCCTCGAATCCTGTAAATGCACAACAACCATTTACGTTTCAGAGTCCGTTTACAACACCTATTGCAACTGCACAAGGTCAAGAACCTAATATTAGAAATGCACGACAACCATTAATCTATCAATATCAGCAACCTGTAAGACAACCAGTAATCTATCAACATAGACAACCGTTTACTTATCAACATAGACAGCCTCTTAATAATCAAACACCGATTGCAAATGTAAGTTCACAAACAACTGCTCAAAAAACTGTTAATGCACAAGAATCAAATCCATACATTGCAAACGCTAGACAACCTATAATTTATCAGACTAGGTCACCATTCACATATAGAAACCCAGTGAATGCACAAACAAGTACACAAAATGTTGCAAGACAACCTAACATTTATCAGACACCTTACCAAGTAAATTATCAACATAGGTCACCATACATATATCAGACACCATATACAACAACTAGAAGTATCGGCCCAGTTGCCAAAGTGAAGGGAGTTTATTTGAATGACGGTGGAACTGTAAGAAAGGTTCAAGAGATTTATACAAATGAAAACTCTACACCCGAGAAAATACACCAAACAGTCCCCGCTGCAAGATTCTCTAAAAATCCTTCAAACACTCAAGTATAATTTTGTATAAATAGTTATATGGCTATTATTGCAAACATATTCATCGACCAAGGAACAGATTTCAGTATTACTGTAGATGTGACTGATACTAGTGGTGGGGTTTTAAACATGAGTGGTTACACTGCCTCTGCACAAATTAGAAAGACTTATGGTTCTTCTACTGTTAGTGCTACCTTTGGAACTTCCATTTCAGAAGCAACAGGTCAAGTTACATTAACTTTAAGTGATACTCAAACAACTGCATTGGAGTCGGGTAGATATGTTTACGATTTAAATGTGACAAGTAGTGGTGGACAGACTACTCGTGTGGTAGAAGGTCAAGCGATTGTCACCCCAGGCGTAACGAGGTAATCATATGGCAATTAAAGGAACATTAAGTAGAGTTGCAACGATTGGAGGTAAAGTCCAAGGACAGGGTAATATTCGTGCAAAACAAGTTGCAATTGGTAATTCATCTTCAAACGTAAATCTATCTGCTAAATCAATCAACGAATTATCAGACGTAGATGCAACAGAAACAGATGACGGACTTTTATCTTATGATGCAACAACAGATAAATGGACAACAACCACTATTTTAGACGGTGGAACGTTTTAAAACACTAAATAAAAGACAAAAATCAAGGATACCGACCAGTGAAGGTATCGACCCTCATAGTGAGAGGATAGTTTAATATATTATGAGTCTCTCGGGATAGTGAACGAGAATTAATTAATTAATTTTTACTAAAACTATAATAGGAAAATATAAAAATGGCAACAGTAATTCAAATCAAAAGAAGTACAGGCCTTTCAGCTCCAACAGTCTCAGACTTATCGGAAGGTGAATTAGCGTATGTACAGGATAGAGCGAATTCAGGTGCTAGTGCAAAACTCTTTATTGAATCAGTAGATTCAGACAATTCAACTCCTTTAATACAAGCCATCGGTGGTAAGTATTATACGGATATATTGGCTGGAACTTCTGCAACCCCTGCTGACTTAAAAGTCGGTAATGGTTCCACTTCAGGTGGTTCATTAAAGTTAATGGAAGATTCAGACAACGGTGTACATTCCGTTGCTTTGAAAGCTCCCGATTCATTAGCAGCAGACTTAGCTTTCGTATTACCTTCAACAGACGGTAGTGCAAACCAAGTTATGGCAACAGACGGTTCAGGAAACCTATCTTTTGTCTCAACAACATCTTCATTAGCAGGTGCGTCGGATACTGATATCAATACTCCTTCAACAGGACAAATACTTGTCCATGACGGAACTGATTCATTTGACAACGTATCAATGAGTGGTGATGTAACAATGAACTCATCAGGTGTCACTGTAATAGGTGCTGGAACTGTTGAATTCGCAATGTTAGATGGTGCGGTAGTCCAAACTTCAGGGGAAACTTTCTCTGATGATGACGTATCATTAATGACATCTGCAGCTATCTTGGATAAAATCCAAGCAACTGCAACTTTAGAAGACTTAGATTTCTCAGACGGTTCCAACAGTGGTTCAGTCGATTTAGATTCACAATCATTAACGATTGCTGGAACAACTAACGAAATCGAAACTTCTGCTTCAGGACAAACTTTAACAGTAGGTTTACCTAGTAACGTAACAATCGGAAACGATTTAACAGTTACAAATGACTTGACAGTTTCAGGTGTCTTAAACTCAGATGACATCACTGCAACAACAATGACTGCTTCAGGAAACGTTGTTGTAACTGGAAACTTAACAGTTAACGGAACTACTACAACTGTAAACTCAACAACTACATCAGTTGCTGACCCAGTATTTGAAATCGGTGATGATGCTTCAGACGATAACCTTGATAGAGGTTTGAAATTTAAGTATAACTCAGGTGGTGCAAAAGTAGGTTTCTTCGGTTACGATGATACAGACGCTGCATTTACATTTATACCTGATGCAACTGATTCATCTTCAACATTCTCGGGTACAGCTGGTAATGTTAAATTTGGTGGTTTAGCTCTTACAGGTTCTATTACTTCAGTAGACGGTGCAGCTCCAACAGCTGGACAAGTCTTAATTGGTAATGGTTCTAATGGAGACATGGAACTTGCAACTTTAACTGCTGGTGAAGGACTTGATGTCACAAACGCTGACGGAAGTATAACACTTTCTGCTGAAGACGCAACAGATGCAAACAAAGGTATTGCTTCATTCTCTGCTTCTTACTACACAGTGACTAGTGGTGATGTTGCTATCAACGATGCAACTACATCAAGTAAAGGTATAGCTTCATTCGACTCAAGTAATTTTACACTCACTTCAGGTGACGTTGCAATTACAGCTATTGATGGTGGAACATTTTAATAATAGTTAAATCAATCAATCAATAGGAGAGTCAAATGGCAACTGTAATTACATTTAAAAAGAGTTCTACTCAGAATGCAGTCCCTACTACTAGTGATTTAGTAGTCGGTGAATTAGCACTAAACACTTACCACGGTAGGGTTTATACTGAGAAGAATGATGGTTCGGCTGCCGTTGTAGAGGTAGGGTCAATCCCAGCCTCTTTGACAATTAATGATGCTATAACTTTCCCAACTAGTGATGGAACATCAGGACAAGTATTACAAACAGACGGAAGTGGTTCACTTTCTTTTGCAGACTCCGCGTCAGCAGGAGATAACCTATACACTTTTACTGTTACTTCTAACCAAACAGTGTTCTCAGGAACAGATGATGACGGACAAACATTGTCCTATTCAATTGGTGACGAACAAGTATTCTTGAACGGTGTCTTATTAGTAGATGGGGGTGCTGACTATGCAACAACTAACACTTCAACAATCACATTACAAGCAAATGCTGTAAGTGGTGACGTATTAGTAGTTAGAACGCCTGGTTCTGCGTCAAGTTCTGCTTCCACAGGAAGTTCAGATTTGACAACAACAGATTCAAACCAAGTGTTATTGTCAGTTCCACTTGCAAATAGAGCGGTGAAAATCAATCTAGTTGCAACCCACTCAAGTGCGGGTAATCACTTTGCAGAAGTCGTTTTAGTAAATGACGGAAGTAATTCTTATATCTCACAATTTGCAGACACATTTACGAATGCAAGTCTGTTCTCACTTTCTACTGATATCAGTGGTGGTGACATGAGATTGTTAATTACTCCAGCAAATACTAATACAAGTGTATCCAGTTCATATATTAAACTTCCAGCTGCTGGAAATTCTACAACATTCTCTGCTACTACAGCAGACCAAGTGTTGTCTAGTGTTTCAACAGGAATTAAGGGAGTTAAATTTGAATTAGTCGCAACTCATGCGAGTGCGGGTTCACATTTTGCAGAGGTGACATTAACTAACGATGGTTCAGACGCATACTTCGTCCAATTTGGAGACGTATACACAAATGCATCATTGTTTACATTAAGTGCAGACGTATCAGGAAGCTCACAGAGACTTCTGATTACACCTGCGAATACTAACACAACTGTTTCAGTTAAGAAAACAACATTGTAAGGAGAATAGAAAATGGCTAAAACAAATGCTTTTAAAATTGCTGAGTTAATCCGTGCTATCACTTTTGATGTTGCGAATGATGAAATAGTCACAACTAAAGCCATACAGTCTAAGAATAAACAGACTGGTGGAACAACATATACTGCAACAACAGAAGTTGCACTCGATACATTTGCTCACGCATCGTATAGAGCTGCAAGATACGTTATTGCAATGGACGAGGGAACAAACTTCCACTCAACCGAAATTATGTTAGTTCACGATGGTTCTACAGTAACTATGACTTCATATGGAACGTTGAAAGACACCAATCTTGCAACTTTTGATGCAGATATTAGTGGTGATAATGTAAGGTTGTTAATAACACCTGCGAGTGCAAATAGCACAATCGTTAAATTTGATAGAACAGTGGTAGACGCTTAAATCTAATAAAAGAAAATCTTTTTAGGGGAACTTCGGTTCCCCTTTTTTTTGGCTTGAAAAAAACCATAAATAGATTTAGACAAATATAAATGAGTATTTTATGGCAACTAATTCGAAATTCAGTGCTGATTTAGGTATACAAACCGATGCAGATTTACAAGTAGACGGAAACGTCACTGTATCAGGCAACCTAACAGTCAACGGAACCCAAACAACAGTTAATTCCACTACAACTTCAGTGGAAGATTCAATGTTGGAGCTTGCAAATGCAAACTTATCTTCAGACACTTTAGATATTGGTATTTACGGAAACTATGATGACGGATTGGGTGACGGAGTATCAGAGTATACTGGTTTCTTTAGAGATGCATCAGACTCAACTTGGAAATTATTTGACGGATTAGAAGCAGAACCTACAACTACAGTCAATACTAGTGGGACAGGTTATACACTTGCAGACTTACAGGTGGGTGACTTAACTGCAACTACTTTGACTGCAACCAACGCCCTTACAGGGTCTTCTATCACCTATCCTACTTCAGACGGAACAAACGGACAAGTTTTAAAAACAAATGGAAGTGGTGTTTTATCATTCGGTGATATCCCAGCAGGATATACTGATTCAGACGCTAGAAGTGCAATAAGTGTTAGTGGAAATCTTGCATATGATAGTTCAACTGGTGTCATTTCGTATACTGAACCAACCATGTATGCAGACTCGGACGCTAGAAGTGCAATAAGTGTTAGTGGAAATCTTGCATATAATAGTTCAACGGGTGTTATATCTTACTCAGAACCTACAATGTATGCAGACTCAGACGCTAGAAGTGCAATAAGTGCTGGAACTGGAATATCATATGACAGTTCAACTGGAGTAATAACAAATACAGTTTCAAATACTGATACAACATATAGTGCTGGAACTGGATTAACTTTAACAGGAACAACATTCAGTAATAATATAACTCAATATACTGATTCAGATGTTGGAACATATCTTTCTTCAAACGGATATGCAACACAATCTACTATAGTTGCAGCGATTACCGATTCAGCACCAGCAACATTAGATACTCTAAATGAACTTGCAGCTGCACTAGGTGATGATGCAAACTTTAGTACAACAGTAACAAATAGTATTGCACTTAAAGCTCCATTAGCAAGTCCTGTATTTTCGGGTACTGTAGACATGGGTACTTTTGGAAATAGAACAAGAGCTTTTGAAGCATACGGAAGCAATGTTTTATTTGATGGTGGTAGTGATAAAATAGATTTAATCATTGGTGATGGTTCATCAGCTTATATGTCTATTCAGACAACTGATACTGCTAGTGCCATGAACATTCGTGATTACTCAGGAAATGCAGATTTGGTTACGATTGAAAGAGCCACAGGCAATGTCGGTGTAGGCACAAATGCTCCTGACGATTTGCTTCATGTTTTTGCAGGAGATTCTACAGCTACACCACATAGTATCTCAGCATTCAATATTGAAAGTGCTTCAGATGTTGCAATGAATTTCCTAACTCCAAATACATCTCAAGCACAAATAAGATTTGCAGACCCACAAGACGATGGAAAGGGCATTATTGGTTATGACCATAGTAGTGATTATATGTTCTTCTCAACCAATGGGCCTGAGAGATTGCGTCTTACAAGTAGTGGTGACATGCATCTTGGGGCATCTGATTCGGATGTGTTCTTCTATCTAGGTTCAAATGGTGGATTAACTGGTGGTAATTCATCTCATAATATGAGAGCATCAGGAAATCAATTAATGTTCAACGCAGGTGGTGCTTCAAGTTCTTTTGTATATGAAGTAAATGGTTCACAAAAAATGAACCTTGCATCTGATGGTAAACTTAATGTTATACCTTCATCAGCAACAGATAATTATGGAATGACAATAATTACAGGAAATAGTGCTGATACTGGAATAAAGATAGGTAGAAGTGGTGCAAATAATGCTATGTTTGGTTTAGCAGTTGTTTCAAATGGAACCAATAGTATCGGTAGATTACAGTTTGACGGAGATGGTGATGTAGCTTTTGGTGATGCAGCTAATATAGAATTGAGAGATGGTAATCTTGTAAGAATACAGTCTGCATTTTCAAATGATACATATGCAACTAACAGAGCTGTGTATGCAGAAGACCAAGGTGAACTTGGATACAATGCATCTGTAAGAGCATCAAAAACAAATATTACAGATGTCGATGATGTTAGTTGGTTATATAATCTAAATGCAAAGACATTCAATAAACGCAAAAAAATTCAAGGTGAAAAACAATCAGATGGAACATATTCTTACTCCTATAGTGATACTGAACATAGTGGTATAACGGAATATGGTTTTATTGCAGAGGATTTAGAAGCATTAGCACCTGAACTTTGTTTCTATGGATATACAAGAGATGTTGATGCAGACGGAAACGAGTTAGATACCTTTACAAAAGGTGAATTACAAGGTATTCATTACGAATCTATGGTTGCACCTATGTTAAAACTCATACAAAATCAGAAAGACGAAATAGATGCACTAGAAGTCCGTATTGCAACACTAGAATCTGAATAAATTTTAAATTAATTTCAATAAACCCATCTTTCTTACTCTATTAGGGAGTGAGACTTTATAAATATTCAGGTAAATATCAAAAGTTAGGAGATTCCACTCAATGGCAACACAAAATACATTCGTAATTGAGTATGGTTTAACAGTAGGTACTACTGAAATCATATCAAGTGCTGGTAAACTTGCTGCATCAGCATTATCTTTATTAGATACAGATAATCTTGCAGAAGGGTCAGTGAATCAATACTTTTCAAACTCTCTCGCAAGGGGTGCTATATCACTTGCGTCAGGTGAAACAAATTTAAGTTATAATTCATCAAATGGTGAATTATCATTACCACAATTAGATGGAGGAACATTCTAATGACAGCTAAGAATTTTAATATCAAAAATGGTTTATCCATTGGTGGTGTAGAGGTAATCGACTCCAGTGGTAATATTGCCGCAGGTGGAGTAGGTGCAGCGGTTCAAGAAGCAATCGCAGACAAAATCGGTTCGATAATTCAAGGGTCAGGTTCAACAACCGTGACTTATGATGACGATGCTGATACAATTACAATCTCATCAACAGGAAAAACTGAAGAAGAAATACAAGATATCATTGGTGCTGCTTTAGCAACTAATGGTACACATACTGGTTTATCAGTCGCATATGACGATGCTGGTGATGGTGCAATAGACATAACTGTAAGTCTTTCTTCATTCGATACAGATGCATTATCAGAAGGAAGTTCAAACCTTTATTATACAGATACAAGAGCAGACGCAAGAATTTCAAATGCAATACTAGATTCAGATACATTTACTGGTGCGTTATCTACTAACGTTCCTTCTGCTGAATCAACAAAAGCATATGTTGATGCACAAACAACAGACGAAACTGCAGAGGGGTCAACAAACCTCTATTTTACAGATGCACGTGTGATGACTTCACTAGCAACTGTAGATGCACATATTGTACCAACTACAGACGTAACATACGACTTAGGTTCTTCTTCAAAACAATGGAGAGATATCTATGTCGGGCCAGGTTCATTATATGTTAATGGACAACAAGTGGTTTCAGACAACTCAGGAACAATTACTGTTTCTGCTGATTCAGACCAAAATGTTAGTGTTCAAACAAGTGGTTCGGGTGATATCGAATTAGATGCAACTGGAACAGGTAATGTCCAAATTAAATCACCTATGCAGATACAAGCTTCAAATGCTATATCTTCATCAGACGGAAATGCAATTCAATTCTCAAACTCAATTGACGTAGATGCAATCGAGTCAAGAAGTACAGACACTAACTTAGTGTTGACAGGAAATGGAACAGGTAATGTTACAATTAATGACTCTTTAGCAGTCACAGGTGACCTAACAGTTTCAGGAACTACAACAACTGTAAACTCAGAAACAATTTCACTTGCAGATAACATTATTGCATTAAACAGTAATTTCACTTCAGGTTCACCAACAGAAGACACTGGTATCAGTGTAACTCGTGGTGGTTCTGCTGCTAAGACACTTCTTTGGGACGAAACAAATGACAAATGGACAGTAGGTTCAGAAACTTTTGTTGCAGCCACTTTTGAAGGTGCATTAACAGGTAATGTTACAGGAACAGTTTCAGGAAATGCTGGTTCAGCAACAATCTTAGAGTCAGCAAGAACAATTAGTTTAGGTGGTGACCTTTCGGGTTCTGCTTCATTCAATGGTTCTGCAGATATTTCAATCTCAGCAACAATTGCAGACGATTCTCATAATCACGTAATATCAAATGTAGACGGATTACAAACTGCATTAGATACAAAATATGAGAGTGGAGATAACGTATCATTAGGAACTATAGCTTCAGGTGCAATTACAATCACCAATGCAACGAATGCTGGTGGAACTGCAAGAAATATGTACCAATCAACATCAGCTCCTGCTTCAGGTGATGGTGCAGTTGGTGATATGTGGATTCTTTACTCCTAATACGGGGTAAAGTGTTGCACATAAATAATAGTATGTTAACGGAGACAATATAAATGGCTACAGGATTCTTTCAACAACCTAATTCGGGGTCAGCACAAACGGCGGTTAATGCACAAACACCGTTCACTTATAATGCTAGATATCCAGCAAGTGCTCAGCAACCGTATACGTTCCAATCACCATTTACATATAGTGCAAGATATCCTGCGAATGCTCAACAACCGTTTACGTTCCAGTCACCATTTACATATAGGGTGCCTTATATTGCTAATGCAAGACAACCAGTAATTTATAGAAACCCATTTACATATAGGGTTCCATATATTGCAAATGCTAGACAACCAGTAATCTATCAACATAGGTCTCCTTTCACTTATAGAAATCCTGTATCTGCACAAGAACCTAATATCAGAAATGCACAAACACCTTTCACTTACAGAAACCCAGTGAATGGTCAAGAACCTAACATTAGAAACGCACAAACACCTTTCACTTATAGAAACCCAGTGAATGGTCAAGAACCTAATATTAGAAATGCACAAACACCGTTTACGTATCAGAATAGACAACCATTTACGTATCAGAACAGACAACCGTTCACATATCAGAATAGACAACCTTCTACATATGCGACACAAGGTAGAACGCCAGAAGCGAGATGGGACGGAGTAGTAACACAGCAGTGGCCTGCTCAACCAATAACATAGGAATAAGATAATGGCATCAGGAAATCAAAACGTCAAAACACCTACAGGTTGGAATGCAACACGTGGTGCATGGGTAAAAACACCAGCTGGTTGGAATGCAGTAGACCAAATATATGTAAAAACACCTTCAGGGTGGAATAATGCATCAGGACAAGAATTAACACAAATTCCATATCCTTACATTGCAAATGCTCAGAATCCTTATATTGCAGATGCACAACAACCGTATATTGCAAATGCACAACAACCATATATTGCAGATGCAAGACAACCGTCAACCTATCAACATAGGTCACCATTTACTTATCAAAACCCAAGTAATGCAAGACAACCTTCTACATATAGTCATAGGTCACCATTTACTTATCAAAACCCAAGTAATGCTAGACAACCGTCAACCTATCAACATAGGTCACCGTTCACTTACAGAAATCCTGTAAATGCACAAGAACCTAATATAAGAAATAGACAGTCACCGTTCACTTATAGTGCTAGATATCCTGCGAATGCTCAGAGTCCTAGTAATAAACAGTCACCATTTACATATAGTGCAAGGTATCCTGCGAATATTAGACAACCTAACAGTGCAAGGAACCCGTTCACATACAGAGTTCCATATATTGCTAATGCTAGACAACCTAACAGTGCAAGGAATCCGTTTACATATCGTGTTCCATATATTGCTAATGCTAGACAACCTAACATTGCAAGGTCACCGTCAATCTATAACTATAGATTCCCAATGGTGTACTTCTATCAAACTGGTGGAGGAAATTTCTTACCACAGGGAGATGGTACGAAGAACGTGGGAGCTCTATAATCTCATTCACAAATTTAAAAGGGACTTTCGAGTCCCTTTTTTGTATCCTAAATACATTGTATGAAAAACTTGAAATACTATACAGAAGTTTTAGAAGAACTCAAACCCGAAGATTGGGACTTTAAAACACTAACTACACAAGAATTATATCAAAAAGAAGATTATCACTTCGGTGCTTTTAATGATATACGAACCATAGACAAAGATACTGAAGTATATAAATCCTTTAAATATGTCTTTGAGAACATTATACCACCCACAAAAATCATTAAGTGGGGAGATATTTTAGAATTACGTAAGAATAAAACATTCATAGGATTCCAAGGAACTTCATTGGAAGCCATGCATTATCACAAATATTTACCACACGTATATACCGACAAAGAGAGAACTGGTAAACAGATAGGAAATATGGATTGTAAGACACCTGATGGTGAATATGCAGATATTACGGAATTCACACCTCTATTAACACAAGAACAGAAAGACCAAGACCATATAGGTATATCATTAAACTCTATGTATTATCATAGTGCAAAAGCACATTGGTTGGTTCAAAGTATACAAGAAGAAGGATTACGACACCCTATACAAGGAGTGACATTTAAAGTTGACGATAGATTTGGTTTTAGAATCCACCCAGGCTCTATTAGGTCTAAAGTGTTTGAAGAATTAGAAGACCCAAATTTCGAAATATTTGCAACAGATATACACGATATCTTTGATTCAAAACCTTTGACTTGTGACGAGGTGTTAGAATATTGGTGTAAGAAACTAGAAGAGAGAAAAGATACTATCGGTAATTATAACATGTCAGTAACACTATGTAATGGAAACATAGAATACAACCATGCATTAATGGATTTAGACTTTCGAAAAGAAGTTTGGGAACATAGTAAAAAAGCAACACTTCAATCCAAAGGTAAACCTCTCAACATTTACATTGGGTATGATAGTAGCCATGGAGACTTACATGAAGTTAGTAAAGATTCAATTCTCAAAACTCTGAGTAACCAACACCTTGGACACTTAATTAAAGAAACAGAGTGGAAACCTGAGATTAAGTTTCTTGACATTTCCAAACTTCCCGATTATAATAGAGAGTATGCAAATCAATCTACTGAATTTACTTATAGTAGATTCTTAATTCCACATTTAGAAAATTATGAAGGTTATAGTATTTTTATGGATAATGATTTCATATGGAGAAAATCTATACTACCTTTATTCTATTATTTGAACTTGGATGATGCAGTTGCATGTATTCAATACAAACAAATAGAACACGATGAAACCAAGTTTAATGGTGAGGTTAATATAGACTATCCGAAAAAACTATGGTCAAGTCTTATGGTATTCAATAATGGACATGAAGACTGTAAGAAATTAACACCCGAAGTAGTAAACACTTGGACTGGAAAACAATTACACCAGTTTGAATGGACTGATAAGATTAGTAAAATACCCGAAAAGTATGTCTTTACTGAGGGGTATGATGACCCTGATGAGAAATGGGATTATCATGGTATCCATTATACAAGGGGAGGCCCATGGGTAAAAGACATGGATTATTCCAACATAAATAACTTAGATGACTGGTTAACTGCAAAAACCAACTTGCAAAAAAACCAATAATAGTATATAATGAATAGAGGAACAAAATATGAATGCATTAATATATAACCAAGATAGTAGACTTACTATAAGAAAACCTAACGGATTAGAGTGGGATTACGATAATGTTGATAAGCCTGATTTAGGATTTGATTATGAGGTGTTGATATATGAAGACATTGAAGTAAAAATACTTAAATGGGAAGACGGAAAGTGTTTTGACGACCAAGAGAAAGAACCTATATCTGATTCTGAAAAAGATGCAATCGAATTGTATATTGATAATGCAGAACCACCTTTAGGTTATAACTTAAATACACAATTTATCAATAGACTTGAAAGTGTAGTAATTGATTATACAAATTCCACTGCACAACAATACGGTATGTATGATTTAAATTATGCAAATATTGCTGGAAGAGAGGGGTCTAATCACCCTAGACGTGCAGATGCAAGAAGAACATTAGAATATTTTGATGCAATTTGGTCAGTGTTTGAAACTGTTGCAAATGAGATTCAGCAAACAAGAGAAGATACTTTAAAACCATTAGACGATTATCTTGCAGCGTTCCCCGACCCAATGGTAACACCCGATTCAAGAACAGGTTAATGCATGGAACTCATTTACCATGATGAGTCCTTCAAGTTACAAGACATAGGATTCCCACTTAAAGACATTCACATTGTTGATAATTGGTTACCTGTACAAATACACCATTGGATTGATAATACATTTTCTAGAAATCAAATATGGTCTAAACAAAACCAAGTGAATGCTGGTAGTCCTACTGGATTACCTCATCATCAGTTTTGGGGTGTTGGACTCTTTGACGCTGGACGGAGTGGAAAGAAGTATGAATATCCTAATTTTGCAAAAGAGATGCACGAAGATTCTTGGTCTGAGTTATATGATTGTAGAGCAGTCGCAAGATATTTAGATAGAAAATTACAAACAGACTTTGGTTTTAAGTGGGAAAGATTTCAATACATGGGACTGAATTCACAAACACAAGGTTTACACGGAACAACACATGCAGATTGTGAAGATGAAGATGAGTGGAATCTATCGTTTTTATATTATACCAATAAGTTTTGGGAGAAACATTGGGGAGGCCCTTTGAGAATATATGACGAAATGCAACAGGGTTTACATGGTCGTGCAAATCATATAAAGAATCACCAAATTGCAGAAATAGAATTTAAACCAAATAGATTGTTAATATTTGACGGAAGAATACCACATGGTGCAGATGCACCTACACCCGAGGCACGTTATATGGACAGAAAGTCCATAGTTATTAGAGGCGATGAAATTAGACTGGTAGAAGATGAGGAGTTTTTTAAACAATGCCCACGATAGAATTTAACACATATAACGAACAAACACTTAAAGATGTAAAACCCGTTCTTGCAAAATCTGTTTCACCCGATTGGTGGAAACAGATGAAATTTAGTGAATATAATCGTGGAAATCTAATAACAACTATTCGTGCATGTCCAGCTATGGACGATTGGTTAAAAAGTGGTTGGTATTTACTTGCAAACAGAGATATGATTGTTAAGAATGGTAGTATTACAGATTCAGATGACGATGATGAAATTTATATGTCAACACATGAATTTGGTGAAGGTTATGAACACCCTTCACCAGCACACCCTAGTGGTCAAATGGGATATGCATTTCAATATATTCCTGATGACGAAGCACCAATAAGGGGTGCATTTAAGTTTAGAAATCCATGGAATATTACAACACCGCCTGGATATTCTTGTTTATATCTAGACCCATTTCTATTTCAAAATAAATTCTTTGCAACATGGCAAGGTATTATTGATACAGACAAGTTTAATGCAAACTATGATAATGCACAAGTAATATTCTATCCTCGTGTTGGACATTCATTCGTTATACCAAAAGGAACACCTCTTTGTCAAATTATACCATATAAAAGAGAAGAATGGCAAGCCACATACCTTACGTATAAGTCTAATGATTGGACAAAGAATAGAAGTCATATTACTAGTAACCGTGAAAATAAAACTATGGACGAGTTTTCAAGAGACCCAGCAACTTCTGATGAATATAGAAAAAATGAAATGACAGTTGGTGGTTATCGTGGTGGTAATTTACATTCTAATAAAGGTAAACTATATAAACAAGAGAATCCACCACCCGAGTGTCCTTATCATGTAAGTGAGGATTCACCCGAAATACAATTGGAGTTAAACTTAAAAGATGATTAGATTATTATTCCCATATGTCTGTATTGAAAGAGACCTTTTAAAAGAAGGTGCAATCAGTGAAGACTATATTAAAATTCTCAAAGACGCTGTGGACGGAATGAGAAAGAAAGACACAGTTGGTAGAAGTATTTCTAATCAATACACTGGTTGGCAGTCAAATGATGGTTGTGAAAGTCACCCAGCATTTCAAAAAATAATGAGGATAATTAAAAACACTTTTGATACTGAATTATTAGATTGGAATGGACTTGATAGAGGACAGGTTCAACTAACAATGGGTAATTCATGGGCAAACATAAACGACAATACAGCATGGAATGCTCCACACTTACACAATGGTTGTTGGTATAGTGGTGTGTTCTATATCCATGCAGATGGAGACGAAGGAGACTTTATAGCAGTTGATAAAGACCCAAAAGTGGTATCAGACTTTCCACATTCACCAAGAGAACAAGCAAATTTTAAAGTATCACCAACAACTGGTACATTGTTTCTATTTCCAAGTGGTTTGATGCATATGGTGGAACCCAATATGACTCAAAAAGATAGATATAGTATTTCCTTCAATATGAATGTCACCTACTTAACTGCTGGTCTACAAGCTAGATTAGGGAATCCTAAAGGATATCACCCCGATGAACTTACTTTTACTACAGACGAAGACGGGAAATTAGTTCATTTATTTCCACAATTAAACAGTAACGACTAATCGACTTTCATAAATACTGGTATGGAAATAGTAGTATCACCTTATATCTTGTGGAATGTCATTATGACAGTCGTAATCCTACCCATAGGTTTCTTAGTTAGAAATGTTCTATCAGAACAAAAAAGAATTGATATCTTAATCAATAAAACACGTGAAGAAATTGCAAGAGATTATGCAACAAGAGAACAGATTGAAGCTGATTTTCAAAGAATTTTGGACTCAATCAACAATATAGATGCAAAGATAGACAGACTGCAAAACAAAACGTATTTCCAAGATTAAAATCGTTATAAATAGTAGTATAACAGGAATACTACTATGGCAGAACCAAATTCAAAAGCAACCTTTAAAGAGTATATAAAAAGAAAACTTGGAGCTCCTGTTCTAGAAATCAACGTGGACGATGACCAATTTGACGATAGAATGGACGAAGCACTCCAGTATTTCCGTGAATATCACTACGATGGTTCGATAAAAACATATCTTAAACACCAAATCACTCAGGCAGAGATTGATTCATTTAAAACGAATGAAACTCATAATGCAGCGACAACTGGAACACAAGCAATCTCAGGTCAAACTTATGGAGAAGGTCAAAACTACATTACACTACCCGAGCATGTGTTAAGTGTAATCAATATTTTCCCTTTCAATTCGGGTCAGACTTCAAGTATGTTTGATATTCAGTATCAATTAAGATTAAATGATTTATGGGATTTAACGTCAACGAGTGTTTTATATTACTCACAAGTTCAATCACACCTTTCAATGTTAAACGACATATTGGTAGGTCAGATACCTATTAGATATAATATGCACTCTAACAGACTCTACATGGACTACAGTGCAAGTAAATTGAGTGCTGGTGAGTATATCATTATTGAGTGTTATAGAAAATTAGACCCAACAGATATGACTGATATCTACAATGATATGTGGTTGAAAAAATATGCAACTGCATTAGTTAAGTATCAGTGGGGTGAAAACTTATCGAAGTTTTCGGGTATTGCACTTCCAGGCGGGGTAACACTTGACGGTTCTGCAATGAAACAAGAAGCACAAGACGAGATAACTAAATTAGAAGAAGAATCCCGACTGAATTTTGAGATGCCAGTCATGGATATGATGGGGTAATTGAATGCCTACAAATGTATTTTTTAACCATGCAGTAAATACTGAACAACACCTTTATGAGGATTTGGTTGTTGAGTCACTTAGAATGTATGGTCATGAAACTTATTATCTACCAAGAGAGATTGTAGAAGAGGATTCTATACTAGGAGAAGACGTACAATCAACTTTTGGTGATGCATATTCAGTTGAAATGTACTTAGAAAATACTGAAGGTTTCGAAGGAGAAGGAGACCTCATGTCTAAGTTTGGTGTCCAAGTAAGAGACCAAGCTACCTTTGTTCTTTCTTTGAGAACATGGGAGAGATTCATATCATTAGACTCCAATCTTGCAACATCACTAAGACCCAATGAAGGAGACTTAATATACTTCCCTCTTAGTGGTTCAATGTTTGAAATCAAATTCGTAGAACACGAAGACCCATTCTATCAAGTTGGAAAACTATTTGTATTTAAATTACAGTGTGAACTATTTGAATATAGTGGAGAAGATTTTGATACTGGTACAGGTGCAGACTTAATAGAACTAGACCAAGCATATTCATTAGGATTGACAATGAATGGTACAACAGCATACAATATTGGTGAGAACGTAACTAAAGGTGGAGTTGTGGTTGGTGAGGTTCAGACCTCATTAGGTAATGCAACCACACTTATACATAATTCTGCAACACTTACAGTTGGAGATACACTTGTTGGTGTAGATTCGGGTGTATCAGATACAATTGCAGCTATCAATGACGTATTGAATATGAACAACGATGGTTCTGCACAAAACAAAGACTTCGAAGATAAAGCAGATAATTACTTAGACTTCTCAGAGACGAACCCTTTCGGTGAGGTTACGTAATGTTTGGAACACATTTTTATAATGAAACAATTAAGAGAGCCGTGTCTATCTTTGGAACACTGTTTAATAATATTACATTAAAGAAAACAAAGGAAGACGGAACTGTATTAAGTATAGTTAAAGTTCCTATATCATACGGCCCAAAACAAAAGTTCCTTGAAAGACTACAAGAAGAACCAAACCTTTCTGATAATAATAGAAGTGCAATATCATTACCAAGAATTGCATTCGAACTTGGTGGTTTTGAATATGACCCCACAAGACAACAAAACAAATTAATAAGACATTCAAAATCTGAATTAGATGCAGATAATGTAAAACGTTCTTATCAATACAATCCAGCACCATACAATTTAAACTTTACACTTAGTATTCTTGCAAAGAATATGAATGATGCATTACAGATTGTAGAACAAATTTTACCATATTTTCAACCCGAATATACAGTCACAATGAAAATGATTGACTCTATGTCAGATACTAGAGACGTTCCAATAACACTGAATAGTGTTGCAATGGAAGACACATATGAAGGTGGATTTGAAGAAAGACGTGTTATTGAATACACACTAGAATTTACTATGAAATTATACTTCTTCGGCCCTGTTTACACTGGAAACATTATTAAGAGTGTTATTGAGAGAGAATACATTAACACTGGTAATGCAAGTTTCACAACTTCAGAAATTAATTCAAGTGGATTGGTCAAAGAGGTTAAACATTATGAACCTGCGTTTGCAGAGATATGTAATGCAGTGTCAAACTCCACAACAATCACTTTTGCAAATGCAATAAATACAAAGATAAGTGTAAATGACGAAGTATTTGGAACAGGAAATGCAACCAATCCAACAGTATCTTCAATTGCAAGTGATAAATTATCAATCGTAGTGTCAAGTGCAGTTACAATAGATGCAAACACTACACTTAAATTTGTAGGTTCAGTAGACCCAACAGATACATTCGTTGTTGCAGAAACAGTGACATTTTATGATGACGGTGCTAAAGAAAGCTTTAGTGAAACCAATGACAATTAAATATGACAAAAGAACCAATAGATGATAAGTTAAATTCTCTCTTAGATATTAACACCAGTCTCAAAAAAGAAACTGCAGTAGTCAAACTACCCTCTAGAGCAGAGAACATGGAAACGGACTATAGATATGCTCGTGAGAACCTCTACAACCTCGTAGAGAGGGGTCAAGATGCAATCGATGGAATACTTGAACTATCCAAAGAAACCGAACACCCACGTGCATATGAAGTCGCAGGACAGTTGATAAAGACTGTAGCCGATACTGCAGAGAAACTACTAGACGTTCAGAAAAAAATTAAAGATTTAGAAAAAGAGGACGAACAAAGAATAGGTAAAGTTGAAAATCACCTATACGTTGGTTCTACTTCAGAACTGCAAAAGTTTTTGAAGAAAGAAAAGAAAAATGACTGATTCAAAAAATGAAGGTTATCTAGGTAATAATCTAATCAAAAGAGCTGGGATTGAAACCCAGTATACTAAAAAACAGATGGCAGAATACTTAAAGTGTTCTGAAGAACCTGCTCATTTTATAGAAAATTATACACAAATTATATCACTGGACGAGGGTATGGTTCCCTTTACACTTCGTGGATATCAAGAAGACCTAATCAAACACTATGATAAAAACCGTTTCAATGTGGTTCTTGCAAGTAGACAGAGTGGTAAATCAATTACTTCTTGTGCATATTTGTTATGGTTCTTACTATTTAAACCCGAAGTCACTGTAGCAGTTCTTGCTAACAAAGGTGCAATTGCAAGGGAAATGATTGCACGTATCGTAACCATGTTAGAGTCTGTTCCATTCTTCCTACAGCCTGGTGTTAAGATTCTAAACAAAGGGTCAATAGAATTTGCAAATGATAGTAAAGTCGTTGCAGCTGCAACTTCTTCAAGTTCAATTCGTGGACTATCAATTAACTTACTATATCTAGACGAGTTTGCATTCGTAGACGATGCAGAGACATTCTATACTGCAACATATCCCGTGGTCACATCAGGTAAAGACTCAAAGGTTATTATTACCTCAACTGCAAACGGTGTGGGTAATATGTTCCACAAGATATATGAAAGTGCAGTACACGAACAATCGGAATATAAATCCTTTCTTATCAACTGGTATGACGTGCCAGGCAGAGACGAGGAATGGAAGAAAGAAACTATTGCAAACACTTCAGAAGCACAATTTGAACAAGAGTATGGTAACAGTTTCTTAGGAACAGGTAATACACTTATCAATTCTAATACACTACTTGGTATGAGAGCGTTAGAACCTGATTGGAATAAAGACAATCTGTTTCTCTATGAAAAACCAAAAGAGGGTCATAGATATGTTTGTACGGTAGACGTATCTAAGGGTAGAGGTATGGACTTCTCTTCGTTTACAATTATAGATGTGACTACAAGTCCCTTTAAACAAGTGTGTTGCTATAGAGATAATATGATAAGTCCTCTTCTCTTCCCCGATATTATAAATAAGTATGTTAAACATTATAATGAACCAATCGTTATTATTGAAAATAATGCAGAGGGTGGAACAGTAGCAAATCAATTGCACTATGACATAGAATATCCGAATGTTTTTGTCCAAGGACAATTAAAAGCGGAAGACATAGGAGTGACTATGTCCCGTAAAATTAAACGTATCGGTTGTTCCACACTGAAAGAGTTATTAGAAGAGAATAGACTTATCCTTAACGATAGACACACGATTACAGAACTTATGACTTTTGTCCATAAGGGAAACAGTTGGGAAGCGGATAGAGGTTATAATGACGATATGGTCATGAATTTGGTGTTATTCAGTTGGTTTGTAACGACTGAATACTTTTATCATTTAACAGATACACAAGTTAAAGATTTATTGTATTCAGAACAACAAAGGTTAATCGAAGATGATTTACTACCAGCTGGTATATTTGACGGGGAGACCCAGTCAGATACCTTTGTGGACACTGAAGGAGACCGTTGGTATCATAAAAATATGGATATACCAATTAAATTATAGTTGTTGGGTTATTTAAAGTTATAAATAAAACAGTAAACAACTTTTTACATTAACAGGAGTAAAAGTATGGCATTTCAAGTATCACCAGGCGTTCAGGTCTCCGAGATAGACCTGACTAATGTTGTTCCAGCCGTTTCATCGACTACAGGTGCATTTGCTGGACATTTCCAATGGGGCCCTGTTGGTGAAGTAGTAACAGTTTCAGATTCAAAGGGTTTAGTTGATAATTTCTATCAACCTGCTAATTCCGACGCTGGAGCAGAGGACTTCTATTCAGCGGAAGCATTTCTAAAGTATGGTTCATCACTTAGAGTCGTTAGAATCAACACATCTCAATTAAACAATGCAAACTCATCAAGTGGGACTGCATTACTAAAGAACAATGACGATTATGTCAATACTTACCAAGACGGTTCACAAGCTGGAACAGTTGGTAATTGGACTGCAAAATACGCAGGTTCTTTAGGAAACTCATTAAAAGTATCAGTATGTGGGTCTTCAGACGCATATTTCAATGATGCAGTAACAACAACCTCTTCACAAGAGTCAGTTGGACAGACAACCATTTCGGTTACTGATTCATCAGTTTTCTTTGTAAGAGACATTGTTAAGTTTGCTGGTCATAATACTGAATACAGAGTAACTTCAAAACCCGATGGAACTTCAATAGTAGTTGAAGCAATCGGTCAACCTGCTGGAACAGGTCTAACTGCATTAGTTGCCTCAGGTGCTAACGTAGATAGATATTGGGAATTCTACAGTTCATTCGATAAAGCACCTGCTACATCGGGTACTGCAACTGCCGCTGGTGGTTCAGCTGACGAAATTCACATAGTAGTTTCAGACGAAGACGGAGAATTCTCAGGAATTAAAAACACAATTTTAGAAACTTATGGTTTCGTATCACTTGCATCAGATAGTAAAGACAGTCAAGGACAATCAAACTACTACAAAAACGTAGTTGCAAGAAGTTCAGACTACATTTACTGGTCAGGTCATTCAACAGACCTACTTACAACTGCAAATGAAACAAGAACACACTTACAATCTGCTACAACAGCTTTTGGAAGACCTTCTTCAGTTATAATTTCATCACTTGGTGGTGGAGTAGACGGAAGAGTTCCTACTGCTGGTGAGAAATATGGTGCATATCAAGACCATTTCGGTGATGCAGAAACAGTAGACGTGTCATTCTTAATCGTAGGTTCAACAAGAACAGATAATGGTTCAGGAGTTTCACAAGACATTCTTGCAGACCACAATTCAATTGTTAACCAAATTATTCAAATTGCAGAAAACAGAAAAGACTGCATGGTTATATGTTCACCTAGACGTGCATCAGTAGTTGGTGTATCAAGTGAATCAACACAATCAACAAACGTTATTGCTGACTACGCTTCAGTCACTTCTTCCTCATATGCAGTGTTAGACAGTGGTTGGGTGTACCAATATGATAGATATAACGACAAATACTGCTACGTGCCCTCTAACGGTCATACAGCAGGTATTATGGCAAGGTCAGACTTATTAAGAGACCCATGGTTTTCACCTGCTGGTTTCTCAAGAGGTCAATACCTAGGTATTACTAAACTTGCGTTCAATCCTTCACAATCATCTAGAGATGACTTATATCGTGCAAGGATTAATCCAATTGTTACCTTCCCAGGCCAAGGTACAGTATTATTTGGAGATAAAACAGCACTAACTTCACCTTCTGCCTTTGATAGAATCAACGTAAGAAGGTTGTTCATAGTATTAGAAAAAGCAATCGCAGTTGCAGCGAAATCACAACTCTTTGAATTCAACGATGCATTCACAAGAGCTCAGTTCCGTGCTGCTGTAGAACCTTTCCTAAGAGACGTTAAGAACAGACGAGGTCTAGTAGACTTCTCAGTATTATGTGATGAAACTAACAACACTGATACAGTTATAGATAGAAATGAATTTGTATGTTCTATCTTTGTGAAACCTGCTAGAAGTATTAATTTTATAACTTTAAACTTTGTTGCTGCTAGAAGTGGTGTCGAGTTTGAAGAAATTTACAGTGCAGTTTAAGGAGAAATAAATGGCAACTATAGACCAATTTAAAGCACAACTTATCGGTGGAGGCCCACGTGCTAACCGATTTAAAGTTTTTATACCAAGAGCTGGTAATAAGATTGAGTTCTTATGTAAAGCTGCTAATATCCCAGCAGGAACTTTAGGAGAAGTTGTAGTTCCTTTCAGAGGACACAATCTTAAACTTGCTGGTGAGAGAACATTCGAAGATTGGCAGATTACAGTAATCAACGATGTTGAGTTCTCAGTAAGAAGTGGTCTAGAAGCATGGCAAGAAGAGATTCAAGCTATGGATAGTGGAGAAGGTTCAACCTCTACAGACTATCTTATTTCTAGAGCCTTTGTAGAACAATTAAACAAAGATGATTCTGTCCTTGCGAGATACGAGTTTTTCAACATGTTCCCTAAAAATATAGGTGCAATCGAACTATCTTACGATACAGTTGATGCACTTGAGGAATTTACAGTTGACTTTACTTTTTCTCACTGGGAAAGAGTTCAATAACGTTTACCGTGAAAAAGACCACTATAATGTGGTATAAATATTAGTATGGAAATTTTAGGTTTTGAAATAAATCGTAAGAAAGACGATTTAAGAACGACAGAGGACAAGAATCAAAAGTCCTTTGTCCCACCAGTTGACGATGACGGGACTCCCGTCATTGAACAACAAAGTGGTTTCGTATCGGGTGCAGCCTATGGGTCGTATGTCGATATGGAAGGTGGTGTCAAGAATGAGGCAGAACTCATTCGTAGATACCGAGAAACCTCTTTGGTTCCCGAGTGTGATTCGGCAATCGAAGATATAGTCAATGAGTGTATCACTTCTGACACATCAGATAAGATAGTGACCCTTGACCTCAGAGATGTAAAACTCTCTGACAGTATCAAATCGAAGATACAAGAAGAGTTTAATCACATCTTATCTCTAATGAAGTTCAATCAGAACTCTCATGAATTATTCAGAAAATGGTACGTAGATGGAAGGATATACTTCCATAAGGTTGTTGATAGTAAACGACCTAAGTTAGGATTAGTAGACCTAAGAAATATTGACCCGATTAAAATTAAGAAGGTTAGAAATATTGAAAAGGAAAAAGACCCTAAGACTAAGATAGATAGAATTAAAAGGGTTGAAGAATTCTTTATGTTTAACGACAGAGGATTCGATAAATCTACTGCGACCGAAGGGACGACAGTTAAAATTGCACCTGAAGCTGTAACATATACAACTTCGGGTTTACTTGACTACACTAAAAATGTAGTTATCGGGTATCTGCACAAAGCATTGAAGACTGCAAATCAGTTAGCAATGTTGGAAGATGCACTTGTTATCTATAGGATATCAAGAGCTCCCGAAAGAAGGATATTCTACATTGACGTAGGTAACCTTCCAAAAGCAAAGGCAGAACAGTATCTTGCAGACGTTATGAACCGATACAAAAACAAATTGGTTTATAATGCAGATACAGGTGAAATCAAAGACGATAGAAAACATATGAGTATGTTGGAAGATTTTTGGTTACCTAGAAGAGAAGGTGGTAGAGGAACAGAGATTACTACACTTCCAGGCGGACAGAATTTAGATGATATTGCAGATATAGAATACTTTAAGAAGAAACTATATCAATCACTAAATGTTCCTGCCTCTAGAATGGAAGCAGACAATGGATTCAATATGGGTCGTGCGTCTGAAATTTCTAGAGACGAACTTAAATTTAATAAGTTCACAAACAGACTTCAGAAGAAGTTTGCAAGAGTTTTTACAGATATTCTTAAGACACAATTAGTTCTTAAGGAAATCACAACTGGAGACGAATTTGATGAAATCAAAGACTTTCTTCAGTACGACTTTGCAACGGACAACCACTTTACAGAGTTGAAAGATGCAGAGATAATAAGAGAGAGATTAGATACTCTCTCAAATATTTCCGACTATGTTGGGGAGTATTTTTCTAAAGAATATGTTAGAAAATACATTCTAAGACAGACGGAAGAAGACATTAAATTAATTGATAAACAAATCTCCAAAGAAGGAGAGGGACAATCAGATGAAAAAGGCGAAGATGACTTCGGAGGATTTTAATAAATGAGTAGTGAAATTGCAAAAGAAATAGTCAATTCAATTGAAGCGGGTAAGTTAGATACTGCAAAAGACCAAGTCTTTGACGGAATCAAACAAAAATCTGCAGAAGCAATCGACATGAAAAGAGTCGAAATGCAAGTAGATTGGATGGATAAATCTCAAGATGAACCGACAGGTGAAGCTCAGTAATGAAATCGTTTGCAGAAATCAGTGTTGAGTTAAACGAGGCAAAGTTTAAATTACCTCGTGGACACAAAGAACTGAAATCTGATGTTGTAAAGATTGGTGGTAAGAATATTAAGATTACTTACACCGAGTATAGGGGTAAAGTTCATGTATACGTAGATGGACAGGACTTCGGAGGTGCAACATACAAGGATTTAAAATCTGCAGAGACGGAAATGAAATCCATGAAGAGTGTCATAAAACAAATGTCAGAAGAAGAAAATATAGACATAGAGGAAATTTTCAATGAAATTAATATCAGAGTTTAATGACTACAGTGTTTCTCCAGTAATTATAGAGGAGAACGAAAAAGGACAAAAAGAATACTTTATTGAAGGTATTTTTATGCAATCCGAAATTAAAAACCGTAACGGAAGAGTATATCCTAAAGAGGTTATGCAGAAAGAAGTAAAACGTTACGTAAAAGAATTCGTTGAAAAGGATAGAGCATTCGGTGAGTTAGGACACCCCGAAGGGCCGACTATCAATTTAGACAAAGTGTCTCATATGATTACCAAATTAGAAGAAGATGGTAACAATTATGTGGGACGTGCAAAGATTTTAAGCACACCAAACGGTCAAATCGTAAGAAATTTAATCGATGACGGTGCTAAATTGGGAGTATCATCTCGTGGACTTGGTTCACTAGAACAGAAAGGTGGTGCTCAATATGTAAAAGATGACTTTCAACTTGCAACAGCAGGTGATATCGTTGCAGACCCTTCTGCACCTGAAGCTTTCGTTAACGGAATTATGGAAGGTACAGAGTGGGTATATGAGAACGGATTACTTACTGCAAGACAATTTGACCAAATGCGGGACGAAATACGGTCTGCGAAGTCAAATAAGTTGGAAGAAGTCACAATTAGACAATGGAAGAGGTTCGTTGAGAGTCTCTAACATATAAATAAAAAAGTAAACTCAAACAGGAGAAAAACATGGCAGAGTTAGAAACAAACCTAGATACAGTTGAAGAAACTGTAGATGCATTAGAGGAAGGTCAACAGCCTAACGCTAAAGCAGAAGATGGTGACAAGAAGCCAGTAAAACAAGGGTCATCCGACGCTGAGAAAATCGAAAGCGGAAAGGGTGATGTCGTCAAACCTGAAGAAAATCCTGTTGACAAAGCTGTTGCATCAGTAAAAGCTGCTGAGAAAGCTCCTTCTAACGAAGGTGACGCTCAGAAGAAAGGTGCAGACAAACCTGAAAAGATGGAAAAAATCAAAGAAGGTGAAGAAGATTCTAAGAAAGATGTTGCTACAACATCTAAAATGGAGAACATTAAAGCTATCGTCAACAATATGAAGGAAATGACTAAAGAAGAACTTCAAAAAACTTTTGGTGAAATATCAGAAGACGAAGTTGACGAAACCTTGACAAAAGCAGAAGTCGCTAGAAAAATCGTTGAAACACTTAAATCAATGGACGAAGCACAAGTTGCTAAGTTTGCTGAGAAGTATGAAGACGAAGAAGAAGAAGAACACGAAGAAGAAGTCAAAGAAGAATCTGTTGACGAGGAAACTTCTGCAGCTCTAGAATCTTCATTAGTCGAGATAGAAGTAGAAGACGACCTATCTGCAATCTCAGAAGCACTTGACCTTTCAGAAGAAAATCAAGAAAAAGCTAAAACAATCTTCAAAGCAGCTGTAACATCAAAAGTTACAGAAATTAAAGAACAACTTGAGTCTCAATACTCAGAAGAATTAAAAACCTCAGTAGAGAAAGTTAAAGGTGACCTTGCGGAAGCAGTTGACAAGTATCTTACTTATTGTGCAGACGAGTGGACGAAAGAAAACGAACTTGCTATAGAAAGAGGTTTGAGGTCTGAGATGACTGAAAACTTTATCGAAGGATTAAAAACATTGTTCGTAGAACACTATGTTGACGTTCCTGAAGATAAGTATAACGTTATCGATGAACTCGCAAATCGTCTCGATGAGATGGAAGAAAAACTTGACAGTGAAGTGTCTAAAAACATGGAAATTGTTGAAGAAAACGACCAACTTAAGAGAAGTAACGTGATAAGAGAAGCCTGCAAAGACTTATCTGAATCACAAAAAGAGAAAATGGAATCATTATCAAATGGTGTAGACTTTAAAGATATCGAAGACTTTCAAGAGAAAGTACAAGAAATCAAAGAAGCTTACTTCCCAGTTGAAGGTGAGTCCATCTCTGAAGACACTATAATTGAAGAAGGAACTGGTGAAATATCAGAAGATAAAGAACCTGTTTTAGACCCTTCAATTGCTAGATATTCAGAGGCATTATCAAAACTTAAACCATTAGGTTAATTTAAAGGAGAATAAAAACAATGTTTTTATCAGAAAACTTACAAGATAAGTGGTCGCCGATTCTAGAACACTCCGATTTACCAAAAATCGAAGATAACTACAAACGTGCAGTCACAGCTGTTATCCTTGAAAACCAAGAAAAAGCTCTAAACGAAGACAGAGCTACTCTTGCAGAAGCAGCACCTTTAAATTCCACAGGTACAGGTATTTCTAACTGGGATCCAATCTTGATTTCATTAGTAAGACGTGCCATGCCAAATCTCGTTGCATACGACATTTGCGGTGTTCAACCAATGACCGGCCCAACTGGACTTATATTTGCTATGAAAGCAAGATATAACGATGACGTTGACGCTGATAGACTGAATACATCAGAAGCTTTACATAACGAAGCTAGAACTGATTACTCAGCATCTGCTCAAACAACATCAACTTCAGTAGGAAGCGACCACTCAGGAGACCCATTCAATGGTTCTTATGCGTCACAGACTTCTGCGGGTATGTCTACAGCTTCAGCAGAATCACTAGGTGATGGTGCTGGAAACCATTTTGCTGAAATGGCATTCTCAATCGAGAAAGCTACAGTGACAGCAAAGTCAAGAGCACTTAAAGCGGAATATTCATTAGAATTAGCACAAGACCTCAAAGCAATCCACGGTCTTGATGCAGAATCAGAACTTGCAAACATTCTATCATCAGAAATCCTTGCTGAAATAAACAGGGAAGTTGTGAGAAGTGTTAACAACCAAGCGAAAACAGGTGCAGCTGCTACAGCTGTTGCTGGTACTTTCAACTTGGACGTTGATGCTAACGGTAGATGGTCTGTAGAAAAGTTCAAAGGACTATTGTTCCAAATCGAAAGAGAATCAAATGTTATTGCTAAAGAAACAAGAAGAGGAAAAGGAAACTTTATTCTTTGTTCTTCTGATGTTGCTTCAGCACTATCAATGGCTGGTGTATTAGATTACGCACCTGCTCTTTCAACCAACTTAAACGTTGACGACACAGGTAATACTTTTGCTGGTGTATTAAACGGAAGAGTTAAAGTATACGTTGACCCATATGCGTCTTCAGACTACTTAACAGTTGGTTACAGAGGTTCAAATCCTTATGACGCTGGATTATTCTATTGCCCATACGTTCCATTACAAATGGTTCGTGCAGTTGGTGAGAATACATTCCAACCAAAAATTGGTTTCAAAACAAGATACGGAATGGTATCTAATCCTTTCGTTGGTTCAACACCAGCAGACGGACTTGCTTCAGCAGGAACAAACCAATACTACAGAAAATTTGCAGTATCAAACATTCTGTAATCGAATTAGATTTCGAACTAAAGGGGACTTTCGAGTCCCCTTTTTTTATGCACTAAATAATAGGTAACATTAAGTTACAGACATAAACACACATACACACAGGAGGAAATTATGTCAAACGGAAAATCAGGGTTCGAAATCAGAGCCGAATTACTAAACCAAGCACAAGGTATACTGGAAGGTAATATCTATCGTAATAACGAGGCAGTTGTTGAACACAATAACAACTTCCCGAATGATAGAAAACCTTACGGTGACCAATTTGTGTCAACGGAAGACGTTATCTCAGTTGCAAGACAATTAAACGAATTTGTAAACGAGAAGTAACTATAAATAGTATTGTGGGGTGGAATGATTCACCCCCTTTAGAAGAGAACAATTATGACAGATTATGAAAGAACAGTGAAAGTTTTAGAAGGGCCGTGGTCAACTAAAGCATTCCCACAAGGTGAAGAAACAACCGAAGGTATTATTAGTAGAAAAATTACTACACTATATGAAAAGGACGGATATCTATGTGAAGAAATCGTCACTAGAGAATATAGAGATGGTGATTACTTTGACACCTCAGTAAACAAAAGGGTATTAAAACTTGACTGAAACTGCAATTAACAAGTCTATTCTTAATAAGAATAACTTTAGATTACTGATTGATAAAGTTCCAACAGTGGAATACTATATTCAATCAGTCAATATCCCAGGCTTATCATTCACTGAAACAATCAGTGCAGCTGGTGTGGGATTAGATGCATTTTTCCCAGGCGATAAAGTGTCATTCGAATCACTAAGTGTATCATTTTTAGTAGACGAAGACCTTGCAAACTTTAAAGAGATGTATGATTGGATGAATGCAATCGTTCCAGTATCAGACCCTACTGATTATGCAAACTTCACTGGAACACAAAAGACTGCAACGGGTGAGTATAGTAACGTTACTAACGACCTTGCACAATATTCAGACATTACAATAGTGGTTAACACTAACAAAAACATACCAAATAAATTTTTTAGATTCCATGATGCATTTCCTATATCTCTTAGTGGTATAGAATTACAGAGTGGTGCAGAGACCGAGGCAGTGGTTGCTACAGTCGAATTTAGATTTACATATTACGACATAGAATCCACTTCCTAAAATACCATAAGTGTGGTATAATAGTATATTATGACATTAGATGAAATTAAGAGCCAGTGGGAAAAGGATTGTGAGATAGACGATATCGAACTAGATAAATCGTCTTTAGAAATACCTAAACTCCATGCAAAATACCAAGACTTACTATCCAGTAAGATACTTGTTATGAAACAATACCAATACAAATACGATACACTTCTAAAGGATAAGTGGTTGTGGTATAACGGAAAAATGTCTCAAGAACAAATCAAAGAGTTGGGTTGGTCAGACGACCCTTTAGACGGATTGAAAATTATGAAAACTGATTTACAAATCTTCTATAACTCAGATAAAGATATACAAGAACTCAATGCAAAGATTGAGTATTTAAAAGTAACGATAGATTATCTCAAAGAGTGTATGCAAAATATCACTTGGAGACACCAAACGATTAAGAATACAATCGATTGGAGAAAATTCATGGCAGGGTCATAATGATATATCAAAACTATGTTTGGATTGCAGAGGCATTCTTTACATCACAAGAAGTTGATTCTATAATCGCATGTGCAAATAAAATAGAATGGGAAGAGGGTAGAGTTGGATTTGCAGCTAATGACCCCGATAGTGCAGAAGCATCAGGACGTGCTGATGATGAGATTAGAAGGTCAAGTGTTAAATGGTTAACACATGAAATGTTACCACAAGAATTTCATGATAAACTTGCACAAGGAGTTCAATTCGCACAAGGAGATAATGCATGGACTTGGGATTTAAGTCATTTTGAAAATTTCCAATTTACACAATATAGTGAACAACCTAATACAAAAGGTGATTTCTATACATGGCATACAGATTCGGGTCATGTTGGACAGGTACATGGTACAGAAGGCCTTATTCGTAAGTTAAGTTGCACCATTCAATTATCAGACCCCGATGAATATGAAGGTGGTCATTTCGAATGGTTAGAACCACATAGTATGTTTGATAGAATAAAACAAGGTGACAAATCTGTAGGTATAGATGCAATGAAAAGAACTGCACCCTTTAGTGCAAAAACAAGAGGAAGTATTTTATTATTCCCTTCAGACGTTCACCACCAAGTCACCCCAGTCACACGAGGAGCTCGAACATCACTAGTAGGGTGGTTGTTAGGTACTCCTTTCAAGTAAAACCAATATGGTTACAGTAGAAAAATTAGATGATGTCTTTATGAAAGTTCATTGTGATGATGGACTTGCAAGAGACTTATATGACTTCTTTTCTTATACAGTCCCAGGCGCAAAATTTATGCCTTCTTATAAGAATAAGTATTGGGACGGTAAAGTCAGACTCTTCTCAATGAAGACAAATAAAATCTATATTGGATTACTTCCATACGTTGACGAATTCTGTAGAGAACGTGGTTATGAGTTTGGTGGTATACAAGAAGTAATCGGAGACAAAACAACAATTACAGACGAAGACGTAGATTTCTTTATTAATGGTGACGACCTAATCCCAGGCTTGGGTCTTCCATTTCAACCACGTGATTATCAAATAGAAGCATTCAAAACTGCAGTGCAATACGGAAGACAGTTATTACTTTCACCAACTGCAAGTGGAAAGTCTTTAATCATTTATATGTTGTGTAGGTGGTATGAAGGAGAAATGTCTCTACCTAATTGTAAGACTATTATTATCGTTCCCACTACCTCATTGGTAGAACAAATGTCAAAAGATTTCAAAGAATACGGATACAAAGAACCTATCTGTAAAATCTATCACGGTCAAGAAGTATTTGATGCACCTATTACGGTCACCACATGGCAATCATTCAGTAAAGCTCCTAAAGAAGTTGTACAGGGATTTGACGTAGTGATAGGGGACGAAGCACATTTATTCAAAGCACAAACACTAAAAGGTATCTTAGAGAAAATGAAACACACTAGTGTTCGTTTTGGAACGACTGGAACACTGGACGGGTCAGAAGTTCATAGGTTACAACTTGAAGGTTTGTTCGGCCCTGTAAAAAAAGTCATAACGTCATACGAGTTAATGGAAGAAGGTACAATTGCAAATTTGAAGATAGATTGTGTCATACTTCGTCATACTAAAATGAAAAAATTGACATACCAAGAAGAAATGGATTACTTGGTGTCGAATGATAGTAGAAACAAATTCATAACAAATTTAGTTGCAAGTTTAAAAGGTAATACTTTAGTGTTGTTCCAATATGTACAGAAACATGGTGAAGTCTTATATCCTATGTTAGACGGAAGAGTAAAGGACTTACACTATGTCTATGGTGGAACAGATACAGAAGACAGAGAAACAGTCAGAGAGGTGGTAGAAAAATCTAACGATAGTGTCATACTAGCGTCATACGGAACTTTTTCTACTGGAGTTAATATAAAGAAAATTGATAATGTAGTTTTTGCAAGTCCTTCTAAATCAAGGATAAGGAATCTACAATCTATTGGTAGAGGTCTAAGGAAAACTGAAGGTAAGAGTGAAATGAGATTATTTGATATTGCAGACGATTTGCAATGTGATAATTTCACACTTGGTCACCTTAAGGAACGTATAAATATTTACAACGAGGAAAATTTTTCATACGAAATAAAACAATTTGACTTAGACTAATGGCAACACCAAACGACTTACTTAAACAAAGATACGAAGTTATCAAACTTAAAACTGGTACAGAGTTTGTAGGAATGGTTAGAGACACAACAGAAGGTCTCGAAGTTACACTTCCTATGATATGTCATTTATCGGTTCAACAACCAATCAATTCAACACTTGCAACCTTCTATCCTTATGCACCTATGAGTGAAGACCCTATCGTCAAAATTCCATTCGACCAAGTCTTACATAGAAGTAATATGAATTCTCAATTTATTCCGTTCTATGACGAAGCTTCTGCAAACTGGTTGAAGATGGTGGAGACAGGTTCCATTCCATTAACCAATGACTTGAAAGGTGTATCAAGAGAATACATGAAAAAAGCAGTTGACTCTATTCTTAAGAATGTCAAAGACGAAGATTTATTTGATGAGTTCTATGAGGAACTAGTAGAGAGTGAGTTTGAAGAAGCTATAAAACCTACCGACCCAAAAAAGATTCATTAGGATTTCTTTTTTTCTAAATAAGTGCGTATAATTTAGACTTATATATACTTATACAAAATATTTATAACAACTTTTAGGAAAACCATGACCACAGCAACTTTTTTTGCGAAGAGCATGGTACGAAAAGCTAGAGAAGTTAATCATATCATTCGTCCAACAAAACGAAAACTGGTTGACACTATCGAATTTCTAGTGCTGATGACTCTTCCCTTCTTACTACCCTTCATAGTGATGTATTTCAGTATGTGGAATATATTATGAACTTCGAAAAACTTAGAGATACTTTGGAGATAACTACATTAGTAGGTATCTTCATGGTGTCCGTTATATCAATTACAGGAATATCATAATGAGAGAACTAGGACAAGCATTACTATGCACACTTGCAATAGGTGTGTTTTTTGGATTTAAGATATATCCAAATTTAGAATATACAGGTGGAACTGGAGGACATAGTTGCACGGGTCAGTGTTATGTTGACTATGTTGAACAATTTGGAACTGCTTCAGAGATTGAACAGAGAAAACAAGAACTTGCAAATGCAGACGAATTCTCTTCTATTAGAGGTCTATGGAGTGGTTGTGCAGCTTGTCACGGTGCAGAAGGTCAAGGTATGGGAGTCTTCCCTAAACTTGCTGGTCAAAGTTCAGATTACATTGTAAATAAACTCAATGCATATAAAAACAGAGAAACAGTTGGTAATATGTCT